ACCACCGCGAAAAAATGTCATAAGTGTCACAACCAACTGAATATGAGAGAGTTACACGGGCTCAAGCAAGCTAGGCCCTAGCAAGACATGCCAGAAAAAACCCAGACAACAAAGAAAGCTAAGCCCCGAATTCCAAAGGGTTTATGGTCAACCGCTGACGTGTGTGAGCAGCTCCATTTTTCTATGGCTCAGGCCCGCAACCTGTTAGGCATGGTGCCAGTGGCAAAACAGACTGCACGGGGGGACAAATACTATGACCCTGAGAAGGTGCAGGAAGCCCTCAAAAAAACCCGCAACACTGGCAACCATGCTGAGGAGGGGAGCCGTGAGTGGTATGAAGTGGAGAAGTTAAAGCGGCAGGTTGATAAGCTGGACCATGAGTTGGACAAGCTAAAGGCGCAGGTCATACCAGTGGACGAGGTGCGGGAGGGTGTCATGAAGCTGGCAATGGAGTTCCGCAAACACCTAGAGGAACAGGCAGCCAAGTTGCCCCCCCTGGTGGCAGGCCTAGAGCCTCAAGACATTCAAGGTGTCATTGACGGCTACAACAAGTCCCTGTTAGCCACCATAAGGCAGGCCCATGGACAAACTCGTTGACGAATGCGTCCTGTCAGCCCTGGCTGAGCGCAATGCTGGAGGCATAGCAGACTGGGCCTTGGACAACGTGAAGCTGAGGGAGTCCCCCTATGGCGGGCAATTTAGAGCAGATGAGACTCCATGGCTACTGGAGCCACTGGCTGCTCACGCTGACCCAGGCAACCAGACAGTGGTCATGTCATGTGCAGCACAGACAGGCAAGACTGTGTCCATGTCTGTGGCTATTGCCTACAGCCTAAGCCAAAACCCCAGCCCCCACCTTGTCACCTTCCAAGACGAGGACTCCTACAAAGACTACTCGAAGGAGCGACTGCAGCCCATTCTGGAGTCCTGCCCTGCCCTCAAGGACCAATGGCCAAGCGACAGGCACAGGAAAACCATAAGTGAGGTTTTCTTCCATTCCTGCACCCTCAAGCTAGGCCCAGCCAACAACTCATTCTTGCGCTCATGGAGCATTCGATTTCTCTACGGTGACGAGGTCAGCGCATGGAGGCCTGGAATGTTAGCCAGGGCCAAGGCGAGGACAACCCGTTACTGGAACAGGAAGCACTGGTTCAGCTCCACCCCTGAGCTAGTTGGGGACGACTTTGACACCGAATACAGGAGCGGCACCTGTGAAGTGTGGCACCTAAAGTGCCAAAGCTGTGGCAAGCTATTTGCCCCCAGCTTCTACGATTGCATGAGGTGGGAGTCTAACGAGACAACCAAGCCAGGAGGTGTGTGGAACTATGAGGAGGTAGCTAAGACTGTCACCATGGCCTGCAGTCATTGCGACCACGCCCACCGCAACACCGAGGCAAACTGGAGGCAAATGGTGAAGGGTGGGTATGTGCCCACCAATGACAACCCCACCCCACGGGTGCGAAGCTTCAGCTTTAACCAATTGACACTCCCTCCAAGCGTCATGCCATGGAGTGACTTGGTTATAGACTTCCTCAAGGCTAAACAACATGCCGCTGCAGGCTACACACAACCCCTCAGGGAGTTTGTGACACTGAGGCTTGCCGAAAGTTGGAAGCCTTCCAACCATATGGAGACCGAGAGGATTGAGGTGAGTGACGCTTACAGGCCTGAGGACGCATGGGAGGACGAGCACACCCGATTCATGACGGTGGACTGTCAGAACTACCTAGAGGAGTTTTTCTGCATAGTCAGAGCCTGGAGCAAGGGCGGTGCCTCAAGGCTCTTGGCATTTCGACGGGTCAGCTCGTTTGACGAGGTGGAGGAACTACGCAAAGAGTTTGAGGTTGCCCCCCAACGGACATTCCTAGACGTGGGCTACCAGAGGGCAAGAGTCCTTGCCCAATGTGGCAGGTTTGGCTGGGTAGGCTTAAGAGGGGAGCCCAGCGTTGACTTTGCCCACACTGGCAACGGGCGAACCATCCGCAGGCTTTACAGCAAACCCACGAGGGTGTCCTCAACTGGCAGAGTAGCCCCTCCTGTCTTCCGCTGGAGCAACCCAAGCACCAAAGACATTTTGGCAGCCCTCAAGGCTGGCAAGGCCCAGCCGTGGGAGGTGTGCAAAATGGACCCTGAGCTGGCTGAGGAATATGCCAAGCAACTGGACTCTGAGCGCAAAAAGGAAGTCATAGACAAGCACGGAAGGGCAGAAATGCGCTGGGTGTCTTTTAGGGCAAACCATGCCTGGGACTGTGAGTGCATGCAGGTGGTGGCTGCCTGCATTGCCAAGTTGCTGATGGATGAGTGACACACTGCCCCCCTTCTATGAATGGGGGACTTGCGTAGCTTCTTAAGGCTCCAGACTGATGCGTGGCTTCTGACACTCAAGGAAAGAGTGGCAGACGCTGTGCTTTCTGGTGCAGTCACCACCTCCTTCTCCAATGCCTCCCAAAGCGGCACCCGTGAGCTAGTTTTGCCCACTGAGGAACTAGCCTCCCAACTCACAGACGTGCTGCATGAGAAGGGCCTAGCCACAGGCAGTAAACCCGCCCGAATGACCTTTGCAAGGTTTTCACGTTAGTCCATGGAACTCTACGACCACAACGGGCGAGTCCTAGACCTGACGCCCAAGAAGAAAAGAGCTAACAGCTTTAGTGGGCATTACAGGGGCACCGAGATGGGACGCTACAGAACCTATGTCCCCTACACGGTCAGCGACTCCAAGCAAACCCTAAACAGAAGCCAGAGGCGCAGCCTCATGGGGTTTGCCCGCCATTTGTTTAACAATAACGGGCTAGTCAAAGGCGCAGTGTCAGACTTGACACGCTACTCAGTGGGCTCAGGGCTGAGGCCTCAAGCCCAGTCAGCAGAAGCCCAAGCCTATGAGGACTACTTTCAGCAATGGAGTCAAATTGCAGAGGTCACAGGGCAATTCACTTTTGGACAACTCCAGAGCCTAGTGTCTAGGCGCATGGACATAGACGGGGACATTGGCCTCATAATGGTGGGAACTGGCAACAGCTTCCCACAGCTTCAGCTTGTAGAGGCCCACCGCATTGAGTCTGAGACGTATGACGCCAAGGCCCATGACGGTGTCCACACTAGTCCAGCAGGCAGGCCTGTGGCCTATGAGGTAAGGGACGGGGACAGTGACTACCGCCGCATAAGTTCAAACAATTTCATCCTGATGTATGACCCAGAGCGGGTCAGCCAGCTCAGAGGTGTCACAAGCCTTGCCCACGCCATTGCCCACCTGAGGGACATGGACGACTTGTTGGAATTCGAGCTAGTCGGGACCAAACTCAATGCCTCCATTGGCATGGCAATTACAAGCCAGGGTGGCGTGGTAGACGATGGCAGCGCTTTGATTGAGGACGGCTACTCAGCAGCAGACACTGGCGACCTCCCTTGGCAGACCTTTGAGCCTGGAATGATTCCACGCCTCAAAATTGGAGAGTCCATTGAGTCATTCGCAAGCAACCGCCCCTCCCCCACTTTTGTGGGCTTCATTGAGCACCTCATCAGGGAAGTGGCTACAGGACTAGGCCTACCCTATGAGTTTGTCTGGGACATTTCCAAGGGCACAGGCAGTGCCTCACGTTTTGTCCTAGAGAAAGCCCAGCGCCGCTTTGAAGAGAGACAAAACCTCATAGCCACCAAACTCTGCAGCAGAGTGTGGAGCTGGGTGATAGCTAGGGGGATTAAGCGGGGCGACCTGCCACCCTCAGACAACTGGTGGAAAGTGCGCTGGCAGACACCCAAAAGAATTACTGTGGACTTAGGTAGAGAGGCCAAGTCCAACCATGACTCCATAAAGCTAGGCCTTAGAACCATGTCCCAGGACGTGGGTGAGCTAGGCATGGACTGGCAAGAAGTCAGAGGCCAAGTGGAGGCTGAGGCAGTGGACCTGCTCCAGCGGGCAAAGAGGCTTTCCAGTGAGTATGGGGTGAGCATGGAAACTGCCATGCACCTCCTCTCACAACGCACACCCAACCCAGTTTTTGCAGACAATGAAACACCGATTGACCCACAAACTGCAGAATGAGGTGTGGGCAATTCGCCCAGACTACCACTCTGCATTGACTGAAGCCTCTGCTTACTTTGACGAGGACGAGGAATACACGATTGAGCCAAACCGACCACCCCAAGAGGTGGATGGAGTAGCCATTATTCACATTCACGGCGCCCTGGGCAAAATGCTAGGCCCATGGGAGAAAATGCTGGGCATGACTGATTATGACGACATCTGGCAGCAGGTGTCCGAGGCAGAAGCCAGCCCAAACGTCACCAGCATTCTGCTCCACATAGACAGCCCTGGTGGGACCATTACAGGCCTCCCAGAACTGGCTGCAAAGCTTCGCAACGTCAGCAAGCCTTTGGTGGCTTACACAGAGGGCATGGCAGCCTCTGCAGCCTACTGGATAGCCAGCACTGCAGACAGTGTGATTTTGTCCGAGTCAGCAGAGGTGGGCAGTGTGGGAGTCTACATTGCATTGCTGGACCAGTCTGAACATTTGGCGATGAATGGCTTTAAAGTCAACGCCATCAGCTCAGGTGAAAACAAGCTGGACTTGGCTGACTTCAAGCCACTCTCCGAGGAAGCGCAAGCCCGCCTTCAAGCCAATGTCACCAAGTGGCATGACAGGTTCAAATCGGACATAAACCTCAAACGCACAGCCCCAGAGTCCGTCATGACTGGCTTGACCTATGAGGGCATGGAAGCGGTGCCAACCCTAGCCGACGCAGTAGTCAATGACCTGGACAGTGTCTTGGCGCTCATGGCGAACCTTTAACCAATACCAAAAACACATGAAAACCATTCTGGATTTAGTCAAAGCCAACACGGAGCTAAACAGCTTGAGCGCCAAGCTGGATGAGGCCCTTGCTGGCAACCAAACCCTGCAGGCTCAACTAGAGGAGCTGGCAGGCAAACATGCTGAAGAAGTCGCCAAGCTTGGCGCACAGCATGAAGAAGACCTCAAGGCCCTTGAAACCAAGGTCGCCTTGTTGGAAGAGACCAACCTTTTGCTTGAGCAGGCGCAGGCCACCGCAAGCGAGCAGGCCGCAGACATTGTGGCCCAGTGCGGGGCAGAGCCAGTTGAGGAAGCAACCGAACCAGAGCCCACCGCAGAGCTGACCCAGGCAGAGCACTGGCAGCACTACCGCACCTTGGAAGGAAACCAGGAGCGCAGGGCTTACTACCTCAAAAACATAAAGCCACTACTTCGGTAAGTGGTTATTAGAAAGAAACTTAGATGGCCAACAACATCCAGGGAGTGAACCTTGAGGCGATTGCCGAATTGTCACTCGATTTCTTGGGGCAAACCTTTGCCCCTCTCTCAGCAGTTGCCCGTGACTTCACAGGTGACCCTAGCGGACGTGGAGAGTCTGTCGTGACTCGTTACGCTGCAGGCCTAACCGCACAGGACTTGTCTGGTGGTTACGCTGCAAACGACATAAATAGCACGTCTGTAACCGTCCAGCTTAACCAGCTCCGTGGGTATAGCATGGGATTTTCAGATTTCGAGGTGAGCCGAGCTGCAGGAGACGTGCAGTGGCTGACTTCGATTTTCTTGCAGCCTGCCTACGAAACCGTCCTTGATTCGATTTTCACGGACATTGTCAAGCTGGTGGTTTCCTCGAACTACACAAACGCAACGACCTCAACTGCTTCCGCATTCGATTCAGACGATATTGCCGATATTTCAAGCGCCATGAGCGGACGCAAGGTCCCTAGGGGTGACCGAAACGTCATTTTGTCGCCCTCTTACTATGCAGCCGTCCAAAAGGACTCCGTGGTCGGGGCAGCCAATACCTACGGTGGAACTGAAGCTGTGCGGGAATACTCTGGCACCCGTGTCCACGGCATGAACCTGTGGGAATACACTGGAGCCATTAACGGTGCTTCCGCAACCACGACATCAGAAAACCTGCAAGGCTTCGCTCTGCACCCCAGCGCCATTGCTGTAGCAGCCCGATTCCCTGCCGCTCCTGCTGACTCCTACGTTCAAGTCTTGAATTTGACTTCACCTGACGTCAGCCAGACTCCGCTCCAGCTTAGAAGCTGGTATGACGCCACTGCTGGGAAACACATGGTTTCTGTGGCCTGCCTATACGGTGTAGCCAAAGGCCATGGCGACAGCTTGCAGCGCATTAAGTCTGCATAAGCCAAATGGCTAACTCACTCCAGGGTCTAAACCTCAGCATGGTGGCCAGTTTAACACTGGACCACTTGGGGTATTCCTTCCCCATGTTTGCCCACTTCGCCCGCAACTTTTCGGACGGGGTGAGGCAACGTGGGGACGGGGTAACTACTAGAATTCCTTTGGCACTCAATGCCATGGACCTTTCTGGTAGTTACTCCCCTGGAGACATTGAGACAACTGAGGTCAGTGTGTCATTGGACCACATGAAAGGTTTCGTCATTGGCCTCTCAGACCTCGAAGTAAGTAAGGCAAAAAGCGCTGATTTTATTTTCAACGTGTTTGCCATGCCTGCCGTGGACGCAGTTGCAAAGTCTTTTGCTGACTCGTTGCTTGGCCTCATAACCCCCAGCAACTTCCCCACAGCAATTACCAAATCAGCAGCAGACTTTGACACTGACGAAATAGCCCAAGCGCAGCAGTTGCTCAGCACAGCCAGGGCACCAAAGTCCATGAGGTCCATTTTGCTGGGCACGGACTACACAGCCAGCCTCATGAAGGATTCTATGATTTATTCTGACCAATACGGCAGCAGGGACCCACTGCTGACTGGTGAGGTTATGGACGTTTTTGGCATGGGGGTTGTGGAATACCAAGGCATTCCCACGGCCAACAACCTGAGAGGCTTTGCCTGTCACCCTTCAGCCCTAGTCATGGCAGCCCGCCATGTGGCTGAGCCCTCAACAGGAGGCAGGGTGGAAACGCTTTCAACCGTAGAACCAAGGACAGGCCTGCCTGTCCAATTCCGCAAGCACTACGATGCAACGCTAGGCAAGACAATGCTCAGCGTCTCATGCCTCTGGGGAGTAGCCCTGGGCAACACCACTTGCGGAGTCCGAATTTTAACACCTTAAAGAAAACTAATTACCATGATTCAAAAACCCTCCATAACCATTGGCATTCTCCCAGACGGGTCCTCACAGGTCCTTGAGGTTGGAGATGCTGAACTGTGCAAGCAGGCTTTCCTAGCCGAGCGGGAAAAACCCAGCGGCAAATTCGTTGACCTGTTTGTCTACCGCAAGCCCCCTTACTGGAAACGGGCCAAACTTTCCACTGACCAAGCAGCACCAGCGCCCAAAAAAAAGGCCTCTAAGAAGAGCGCCTGACCTCCTGTTGTGACTGGCCCAGGTGTGGCGGGACACTGCCCGCCTGGGCCTTTTGCTTATGGCTGCAATTCATGTGACAGGCTGGAGAGAGGGGTGGCTTTATGAGAAAGCCACGGCGGCAGCGCCTACTGTGTGGACCACTGTGGACACGTCTCAGGACCTAACCTACACGGCAAGCGCTGAAGTTATTTTGAGAGTCACGGCAGACTCTGCCCAGTATGACTCCACAGCCTACACGGTAAAGGTTTACACGGACGCACTGGCCTATGCCACAGCCAAGACAGTCACACTGGACGTGCCTCAAGGCAACGGCAACAGCAGGACAGACTATTTTAACCTAGCAGTCAGCGGGGGCTATGGGTCAGTCAGTGCAACCAACACCATTGAGGCAGGCCACCACAGGGCCCGCTTTGCCCATGAGCAGCAGGTTGAACTAGAGAGAAGCCTGGGCTGCATATTCGATTACTCAGGGACTTTGTTCAGAGGCGTGGAGTCAGGACGCACAGACACCAAGCAGATGGAAGAGGGAGGCATTTTGGAGGGGTATGACGTAACCATAACCACCTCACGCAAACAGTGGGCAGACCAAAACATGAGGCCCCTTGTGGGGGCAGTGCTTACCCGTGGGGGCAAAAGGTTTAAGGTTGAGACGGTGGTGACTAATGACGGGGCCTTTGAACTGGGCCTGATGAAAAAGCATGGCTAGTGCCTCCATGGTTAGGCTTGAGGTGGACGGCAAACGCTTCAACAAAGTCCTGATGAAATACCTAACCAGGACAGGCAAAAGCTGGACAGACGAGGTCAACAAACGAGCTTTCAACATATGCCTCAAAAGCATACGCCACACCAAAAGTGCTACTGACAAACGCATTCAGAGGGACTTACTGAAAGGTGCAAAAACACAGCCAGCACCACGCAAGAAGCGCAAGAGAGGAGCAGGCAAAGGCAGACGCAAAAAAGCACCAGTGGCAGCAATTTTAATCAACTACGCTAGAGGCAAGCGTGGTGAACCTGGGTTGCACGGCAAGGCCATGCAGGCCCAAGTAGACAAAAACATTAGGTCCAGACAGAGGGGCAGAGGATTTATGAAAGCGGGTTGGCTGGGGGCAGCAGACGACATAAGGCCCTACTTGGCGAAGCCGAAACCAAAACCAAAAGGCCAAAGCAGTTTTAGAAGAAAGGGCACAGGCATTCATGCACGGTATGGAGCCTTAAAGCCATGGGCAAAAGTCACCCACGGGGTGGCTTGGTCGGACAAAGTGCCCGCAGCAGTCAATGGACTGAAAAAGGCAGTCAGAGCAGAAACCAGAGACATGCTTGTCTACCTCAAAAGAAAAGTCCGTGAGGACTGGCAACGAACCAATAAGAACAAGTGAGCTATCGCAAACAGTCAGAAGAAGCCATGAGGGACTACCTGCAGAGCAAAGTAGGTGTCCCAGTCTACGCTGCAACCCGTGACGAAATAAAAGGGCTTCCTTGTGTTGTGGTGGCTTTTGAGGGCGGCACTGAAAACCCACCACACACAGGCAACATGGACGTCCAGTTGTCTGTCATGGTGCAGAGTGAGGTGGACGGTGAGGCACAGCCTGGGGCACTGGACACGCATGACACAACCCTTACCCAAGTTGAGGACGCCTTGTTCTACACGGGCCTCAATGACCTCAACAACTACTCAACAGACTTTCACTTTTTCGGTGTAACAGAACACCAGGGCAGCACCAGAGACATGGACGAGGGAGTCCTAACTGAAACCATAACCATTACCCTAGCCAGTGCGGCAGGCAACTTTTCATGAGCAAAATACTTAAGGGCACAGCTTTTTCATACGGCAGCCGCACAGGCGGTGGAGTCATACAGGTCAGAGTCTCAGATGACTCAGGAGTCAAATTTTCTGGCGAGATGTATGCCTCAGAAATTCGCCTGTCCTATGAAGGCGACCAAGCCACCGCTAACAACAGTGACGGTGAAGTGGTCAGTGTGGTCAGCTTCAACCACCGCAAAGTCCTCAACCTGACGGGCATTGTGCTTGCCACTAGCCAGACTCCAAACGCTGGAGGTGTGGACAGTGTGACTAATGCCAACCTCGCATTTTCTGCCCCATTCAAGGTGGGCTGTGACTTATGGATAAGCTACGGGTCAAACAATGAATGGCCTGAGGTCAACAAGTCAGGGAGCGCTGGCTGGGGCTCTACCAGTAACCCAGGAGGTGTGCATGGTGCCCCTAGCTATGGGGACTTCCACATAACTGGTGCCGAAAAAACTAGGTCAGCGGGCAACTTTGCAGAGTGGAGCATAACAGCAGTGGAACATATTCCGATTGACTATGACGGGGCAAACAACGCTGACGACTCGAACAATTAAACCAAGGACATTCAATGAGCAAAATTCTCAAAGGTAGTGCCTTTACCTACGGCACAAAGACAGACGGCACAGCCCTCAGTGTCAGCATTAACGGGGGCACAGCAATTTCCATTTTCCCAACTGAGCTAAGGCTCAGCTATGAGGGAGACACTAACACTGCAACTAACAGCAACGGGGAAGTCATTTCCCACTGTAGCTACAACCAGCGCAAAGTGCTCAACCTGACAGGCATTGTAAGCGGCACTGATGTAAGCAACGCAGACAGCAACTTTGCCACCACCTTCCTGGTGGGCCAGTCGCTAGACATTGACCTGACTGAGTGGGCTGAGGTGGATGACGGGTCGGGCAACTACATTATAACCAGCGCCGAAAAAACAAGGTCCAGCAGCAACTACGCTGAGTGGACCATTGCGGCAATCGAATACGAAAACGTGACCAACTAATGTCCTCCACTTGGGCAGCAGCAGCAGTGCCTGGGCCTGTCTACGTAGGTGGACAGAAGCTTAAGGCTTTGACCTATGGACATGCGGTGCTGCTTGAGCGAGTTGGTATTTCTGAAATTCTGACACCCCTAGAGTTCTGGGGGTTTGTTGGCATTTGCCAACGGGACTTCAAGAGTGGTTGCAATTGGTTGGATTGGTTCCTGAGCCCGCTTGGGCAATGGTATTACACCAGGAAGCCAATGCCAAAAAACAGAACCAAGGCGCTTGCTGAGGCACTTGTCTACATTCAGAGCAACATGCAACTGCCAGAACTCTTAGAGGTTGAAGGCAAAGGACATGCCACTGGGGCAAAATACGGGGCACCTGTATTGCAAACACTCAGGACAGTTGCTCTGAGCAAACTGAATTACACTCCCTCAGAAATGATGGACTCAGGGCTCTTGCAGCTCATGTGGGACTGCTTGGCATACAACGAGCAGCACGGGGGTGCCAAAATAATAGACGGGCAACTTGCGGCAGGTATTGCTGAGCTGGAGCGCCTGCAAGCAGAAAGGCAAAAAGCAAATGCCTAACATATTTTCCAAAGTCTTCCTCGACATTTCTTCATGGAACTCCTCCATCAAGAAAATGAGGGCGGGCATGAACAACTATGTCAAGGAAAGCGCTAAAGGCTTTGCTGGACAGTTTGCTGGAATGATGGCTGTGGAGTCCATTGCTAAAGGAATAAGCAACCTTTACACCAACGCAGCACAAATAAGAGACGCTGCCATTACCTACGACACGGACACGGACACCTACCAGAAAATGGCTGCAGCAGCCAACTCAGCCAGAATGCCCGTGGACAGGTTCTATGACGCAGTCAAAGACCTAGCAGTCAAACAGCATGAAGCACTCAACGGCAGCAAGTCGTGGCTTGCTGTGTTTGAGCGCTATGGCTTCACGCTCGACGACCTGAGAGACAAGTCCCCTGTAGAAATGTTTCAAAGCTTCGCCCAGGCAGTTAATGAAGCAGGACAAGAGACAGGGCGAATGGGGCAAATTTTGGCTGACTTGGATGACTTAATGAGTGACCCAGGGGCTGAGCTAACGGCAGCACTGACTCAAGGCAAGTTCAACAACATAAGCCAGGGGCAAGTCCTGTGGAAGAGCGAGGACATAAGACTCCTGGCAGACACAGCAGAAATGCTGAACTCATGGCTGCAGGGCCTCAAGGGACTTGGGGCTGATTTCCTGTCAGGCACTTGGGATTTGCTGGGCAAAGCTGGGACACCTCTTGGAATGCTTTCCAACCTCTTTTCGGGCAACACCATGAGAACCATGCAAATGGAAAACGAGTTGGAGAGGAAGAAGCAGGAACGGGAAAACAATGGAGCCCTCAAAAACATTGCTGACGGGGTCAGCCGAATGAGCAAATGAGTGTCATACTGAAAGGGACTTCAGCCCTGACTCTGGAGAGTGAGAACAGGTCATGGACTCAAGCCACAGGCTGGGAGTCCACCTACCGCTACAAGGGCACCTGGGCCAACGTAGAGGCAGCCCTCAACGGTTCTGCATATGTCCAGAATGCCTCCAGAATAGACGCAAGACAGGAGGCTGGTGGATATGGGGTGCTGGAAGTCAGCTTTGCAGCAGAGGACAACACAGACGCAAACGTCCAGTCCTACCAGGAAGAGACTGACACTTGGACACTGCAGCCAAGCAAATACCAAGCAAACATTTGGGAGCACCCATATTTTGACTCATTGGACGACAGCAGGCAGGTCTACACTTCTAGCAACAACTCAGCCTCCACATTGAGGGGCACAAAATACCGCATTAGAACTGCAGTGGAGGCCTACCTTGCAGCAGTGCAAGCCAACTTTGAGTCCAACACAAAGGACGAGTCCAAGGTGGACTTGCACGACAAACTGAAGGAGTGGGACACTGGAGTGAATGTCTATGGCGGTTTGAGTGACGCACAAAAGCAAATTGCCCTAGACCTAGTCCTCATGCTACTTGCTGGAAAAGACACCTATGAAACCTCACGCTACATTCTGAGGAACACAAAGGTGGTGCCAGGAAACACAAACCTCAGCTTGAGCCATTTTCAAGTAGAGTCTCAATGGACCACCCCTGAGGTAGTTGCATACATTACAGACAACAGCATTGCCAGTGTCAGCAAGTATGCCCTCATAGGTGACATTGCAAACACATTCTGGGGAGCGTCTGCTGCAGACAAGAGCTATTGGTTTAAAGAGGCCCCAGTCATTCATGAGGTGCAAGGTGGCAAATTCGAGGTGGTGCAAGAGTGGGTCAACTACAAGTATGGGGAACTCTCAAGCCTCCTCTACCCTTACTACGGCAGAGCATGATAGCCTTCAAGCGCCTACGTCAATTCAACGTCCAAGCAGTTTTGCAGGCCATTAAGGAGCTGCAAGACGCAGTTTTAGCCCTGCAGCCCATGAAGAGCTCAGGCACCCTGATTAACCAGAGCCCCAAGGGCACCACAATTAGGGCAAGCAGGGCAACCAAGTCCTCAGGGGGTGCAGCCCCCACATCAGACCAGCCAGCCCGCTGGCAGTGACACACTGGGGCCCTACTGTGAAGGGCTCTAGTTGGCTTTGTCCAAATTTGGAGACACACCTGCCCCAGGCATTCAGCCTGGACTCTCCTGGGCCCGCTACAGTTTAAAGCAATGCCAAGCGAGAAATTCTTTGTCCATAAGGAGGACGGTTCATTAGTCAGGCTGAAAGGTCGCCTTGTTAGGTTTCTGGATGAGGAACCACCCACAGGCTCAGACAAGTCAGCCATACGCACAGCCCTAGAGGTCAGCCCAGACGCTGAGGGGTTGGTGCAAGCAGATGTAGGGACGGCACCCAATGAAATACCCGTCAATGGTATGCTGGGCGATATGGCCTACCAATCGTCTGAGGGCATATCAGTTGCTAAATTACAGGGCGAAAACGCTGGCTTAAACGCCAGCCCAACTGATGCACGGCTGACAATCACAGATGCAACAAATGACTGCATTCACCTAACCGCCGACGAATCGACCATACAGGGACCGTATGCTGACACGCAGATTCGGATGGGGGGCAACATTGTCGTCAAAGGCGTAAATAATGCGTTTTTGACCACTGGCTCAAATGTTGGCTTGGCAGTGGACTCATCGGGCCGAGTCGGCATCGGGACATCCTCGCCGAGCCATAAGCTGACAGTCGACTCTGGCGATATTCAGCTTCAAGTTCCCAGCTCGATTAATACAGATGTCCAGTCAATCAACTGGAAAAACACCAATTCGAGTGGCTTCGACATCGCCAGAATTCAAGCGGCGACTGGCGGCAACATATACGAGGGGCAGATTAAATTTCTCACCAAAGACAGTGGTGGGACAATGGCAACTCGCTGGACCATCAACTCATCGGGCAACCTAGTCGCCAATGGGACAGCAATTGATTTCGGGTCTAACGCTAATGCACCCGGAGCTACCTCAGAGTTGCTCGATGATTACGAGACTGGCACTTGGAGTCCAGTATTTGCGCCACAGTCCGGCTCATTCACCTCAATCACAATGGTGGTGACCAGCGCTAGATACACCAAAATTGGCAACAGGGTTATAGCTACGTGCTACATTAACACAAACGGGCTGAACACCTCTGGGGGCAGCGGGCCTGTGACGATTACTGGGCTGCCATTTTCTGCGATTGGCTTCAATGCAGTTGCGGTCGGCTATGCTGTCAACTGGATAGGTCAACCCGCTGGGGGCTACACTCAGGACGGGACTAGCTATCTCATACTGGCCAACCGCTCTACATCAATTAGCGGCCCTGTGAGTGCTGGCAACGTGTCAGACCTGAACACAGCCGCTGGCCAGCAAAACAATGTGATGATTTCCGTCACCTACACCACCTCCTAACCAATTTATCCCAATCGGATGATTGGGACGGACCACCAAAACTACTACTATGATTGAGAAAATTATTAAGTGCGACAAAATCGAATTTGTCCCTCCATACGCCGTTCAGTGCCGCAAACGCATCAGCGTTGTCGAAGACGGCAACGAACTCGCTGCCTCGTTTGAGCGTTGCGTGATGCACCCAGACTCAGACTGGAGTCAGGCCGAGCCTAACGTGCAAGCCATCTGCAATGCAGTGTTCACGGACCAAGTCAAAGCTGACTGGGAAGCGAAGAAAGCCGCTGATGCTGCTGCTATGGCAACTGAGCCAGAATCAGACGCTAATGCCGACGAACCAGCTTCTGGGTTATCATCGTTTCAGCCAACTTCGACAACAGCAACCAAGGCATAAGCGATGGCCTATAGCGACAACTTCCCAG